GCGCCGCGAAATTTGCGTAAGCGACGTTCGACACAGTTAAACCTCCTGCGCCTGGCGTTTTGGATTAGCATTTGTCATAATGACCTCGCACTTGTTATCTGCATTTGCACCTGAAAGTCGGTTCTGTTCGCGCAGACCGGCTTTCGCCATTTTTGTAGTTCTCACATAACCCCCAGCATCGACGTAACCATCGTCATCAGAGGGCCTACCTGCTCCGGCATGAGGCGGAACAGCGATGCTATACCCTCGCTTACCTCTTTGAGCTTCTGATGCTCTGGAGCGTCCAGAAGTACTGCCTGCTTAGCCTCAGCCAGTTCTTTCTCGGCTTCAGCCAGACGAGACATTTTGCAATCGGCACCGATCAGGCGAGTGCGATACTCAACCGGCAGGACCGCCATGATTGCGGGTGTCAGCTGGCGCACGTTCTCGCGGTACTGTTCGGAGTCGAAACGGTTGTCCAGGAAGCGGAACAGCTTCTGGCGCGCCCGGCTGATGTCTTCCGGGAAGCTGATGGCGGTCCCGCCCTGCTCCCGGTATTCGTTGATGATCAGCGCCGAAACCACGTCCTGATTGTCCAGCGCCGACGACCATGCCCGGACCGCATCGCGGATCTTTTCGTGGTCTGGCGCCGCCTTAGGTTGAGCGCGGTTTATCACCGCTCCCGGGTGTATTACGGTATTGTGTTGATACGCAAGTGAATGCATTGCTTTCCCTTTCGTGGTTAGGGCCGCCGTTAAGCGGCTTTTGGTTTACTGATTTCAAGGATCTGGTTCTCGGTAAACTGACCACCAGATGCAGCTGCGATTTTGGATGCATAACCTGTTTCGCCGGTGTAATCGGTACGCGGCAGGCAACCGCTGTTAATCCACTTGTAAATAGCGCGGGGAGTGCGCCCGCAAGCCTTCGCCACCACCGGTACACGGATTTGCTTGATGATGTCGCCAAGGTTTTTAGGTTGCATTTGTTAACCCTCAAATTGAACTGTAAGTACATATTATGTCGGAACTGATAGTTCACGCAAGTGATATTATGATTGAACCCATGGTTCAAGAAGAAAGAGCGCGTAAAGAGTTCTCCCAACGGCTAGCGCTGGCCTGCGATAAAGCTGGTTTACCTGCACATGGTCGTCAGACAGAGTTGGCAAAACTCATGAAGCTGACACCTAAAGCGGTAAGTAAGTGGTTCAATGGGGAGGCTATCCCAAGACGTGGGAAGCTGCAGGAATTGGCGGCTATACTTGGCACATCCTCGTCTTTCCTGCTGGGCGATAGTGCGGCAGATGGCATATCTGAAGGGCATATGGCGATGAGGGACGATTCTTTCCGTGTAGACGTTTTCGATATTCAGGCTAGTGCTGGGCAGGGAGTTCTCGTGCGAGATGAATTCATTGAGACCATCAGATCCATAGAGTATTCAAACGAAGAGGCTCGCACGGTCTTCGGTGGCCGCCCAGCTGACCACATAAAAATGATTGCCGTTAATGGCGATTCGATGTCTGGCACGTTCGAGCCGCGAGACCAGATCTTCGTCGATGTCAGCATCGACTGCTTTGACGGTGACGGCATATACATTTTCGTTCTGGACAATGATCTCTACATAAAGCGACTTCAAAAGCAGCACAAAAAATTAGCTGTGATTTCAGACAATAAAAAATATGAAACCTGGTACATCGAAGATGGTGATTTTTCTTCTCTCCGCATCTGCGCGAAAGTGCTGGTAAGCCAGTCAAGGGCATACAGATTTCATAGCTGAGGAAGTTAAGCATGGAAGCAATTAAGGTTACAGATCTGAGTGATGGACGCGCCTTATACGAGCTTGGCGACCACTTCATCACCTGCACATTAAGCCACGATAAACGTTGGCAGCTAGGTGCTTTCAAACGTGATGAAAGCAATCTCAGAGATGACACTCTAGCGGTTTTGAAGAATGAAAAATTCATGTTTATGGTTAAGCTTGGCGGGCAGCTTTCTCCTAAGCCTCAATGCATAGCTGTTAACGGGCGATTTTTATTTTCTGTCCATACCGGCAAAGACAACAACATGGCTGCAGCCATAGTCATGGATAACACCGGTAAAGAGTTATTCAAGATAGAAACTTCCACTCACCTCATCAGTTCGGCCATATCTGAATTTGGGCGCTACATCGCCCTATCGTTTGCCGGTAGCAAAAACAAAGATGATTTTTACGCGCACCGGCTTGAGGTCATAAACATTGATACCGGAGAGCTGTTGATGTCCGTTATCAAAACAGACTTCCTTCGATACGCTGAACTTTCAGTTGTTGAGCCAGACGGCGGACTTTTCGCAACTTTCAATGGTCGCACAAGACTAATAGATGTGACGAACCTCTAAAATATCCAATCCGCACCCTCCCCCAGGTATTCCCCGCAAAAAAATTCTAAAAATTATTTCTCTTTAAAGTTCATAAACATACTTGCATATGAACTTTCCATTCACTTTAAATGTACTTTTGGTACTTTACTTGAATGAACTATTGGTACATTATCAACCCATCGAAACGAAACATCGACAGCTGAGCGAAGTTAGCCAGCGGCGGACAGCAAGTCGCCTGCTCATTAAGAATTCAACCAAGCAGCAAATCACCCGGAGCGCTCCTGGCAAATTGAAATGGCGCCCAATGGGATTGAGGCAGGTGTGTAACGCGTGGCGGGTATAGCACACGAAGAGGACTCCGCACCGGAATGGTTTGCTGCTCAGTTCCCGAACATCGGGGAAGCTTTACCAGCAGCTCTTTGCGAGGGGCTGACGGTAAACAAACAGAGGGGTGTGTATGGCAGATAAAAAAACGGCGCCACTACTGCTTAACGTAGACGCCAGTGAGGTTCTTACTCAGTTCGGGGAGCTTTTGAAATTAGTTGAACTTCCAGCCAGTTCCTTTGAGGGAATTCCTGAGCATGTCGTCGAGCTGTTTTTTGACCGTGTCCGTGGCCTGATTGACAACATCGTCCTTAGTGATTTCTCGACCACAGTCAGCACAACTGACGCCGGTGAAATTTGTCTCAAAGTCAAAATCATCGGGCTGGTTGAACATCTCACTTCCGCAGTCAGGGCACACGGTCCGCATGGTTTGCATGAATATATCCTTTCTACTGTTGGGGAGATTAAAGAGTAAGCGATTTCTTGCTGTTGGGGAATAGCGAGAAGGCGCGCGCCGGGCGCGGATAAATACCCCGGCAATAACAGGAATGTTTTGGGGTGTGGTGGGCAGCTGATTCGTGATGCTCACGGATCAATCCGGTCCACGAATCCACCACACCGACCAAAACATTTCTCCCGCATCAGCGGGTAACTACAGAGCCAACCTCAAGCACCGGGCGCCGATGCTTGGTGATGGTAATACTGCCATCTCAACCGCACAGGAGACGATGATCCTGTTCTGGTTGGATTGGAAAAGTCTTCTTGGCCCGCCAGCGCGCGGGCATTTTTTTGGAGGTTGCATGTTTGCTACTGACATCTCACTGAAATACGGCACTCATCAGCCAGAGACGATTCTGGAAACAATGCCGATTGAAGAAGCCTCCGAAATCATCAAGGAGAAGCTTCGTGATGAAGTGCGCCAGGAACTCGAGTGCGAGTATGGCGATCGCCTTTATGAGGCTGAAGAAGAGGCATCAAACTGGGAAAGCAGAGCTGATGACTATGAAAGCGATACGACTTGCCTGGCTAAGGCCATAAGAGAGGCTTTTGAATCTTCGAGCTTTGAAGATGCAAAGGTAATCCTCGAGCGAGCGATGCACGACCACAAAGACTATTTCTGAAGACCCGCCACGGCGGGTTTTTTCATAACTCAGTCGCTTCACCGAGGCGGCTTAGTTATGACAACCGGCGGCCATCCACCGTCCATTAGCGCAGAAGTCTTTTAACGTTCAGCGGCCCGGCTTAAGGGCGGAGATGCTTATGTCAAAACATTGTGAAAATTGCGGATGCGCAATCCGATCCGGATATTGCACAAACTGCCAGGAAGAAGCGTATATCGCGTTCGTTCAGGCCCCTGAGATGGAATTTAGTGAAGAGTTCTTGCGTGAAGCATTCCGTCAGGACTCCGAGGCAAATCGCCGGGAGGTATCATGACAGTCACCCACAACGGAAAGCAGTACACCGCCAAAAAGCTCAACGATAACGAGTGGCAGCTGACGTCGGTATCGGCACCGCGGGAAAAACTGGTGCTGAACCGCCGGCAGATGCATATCGCTGGCCTCCTGGAACAGGTTGAGGTGAAGGCATGACTATCAATCACCCACTTCTTCGCTTAGCTCAGCAAAAAGCCCGTGATGCGCGCCAGAATGGTGATGGCGCCAAATGGATGGAAGCCAACGAAGAGATGAAGAGAGCCGCTGGCATGCCTTGGTATAGAGGTAATTCGAATCAGCGTGGAGGTGAGCATGCAATGGGTTAAATACTCTGAGCGTAAGCCAGATTCCGCCGGTGTTTATATGTGGCGAATGGGTAGCCGAAAAGTTAAAGGTCTTGTCGTTATTGCTCGATCTAAGTTTCGCCTTCGTGGCGCTTGTTATGAAGATGTTCTTTCACCTGAATTTGACCGTTGGGACGGATATTCGGTTGTTGTACCGGGCGAACTTCAATGGGCTGAAGATGATGGCTTGCTGCCGGATATCTCTTTCGAGAATCTCCCCGATGCAAACGAATGTCCGTTTTGCAAACGACAACCAGTAATTAAAGCGTTCGAATGGGATCGCGGCTGCAGAATTGGTCCTGAGCCATACATCCTAAATCAGTTCCAATTGAAGTGCTGCGGTTGGATCGCTCCTGTCACCTTTGACTCACCAATCACAGCCATAGAGTCCTGGAACTCAAAACTTTCTAAGTAACCACCATATTCAACCGATCGGCCTGGCATTACGCGGGCGGGATCTGCACATCCAAATTTCAGGAGTTCAGCCATGAACGCATACCTCACTTACGACCGAATCGAAGATCGGCGCTGGGTTGAGCAACAACTCACCGACGAGAAAGAGAAGTGGATCGACGAACGGGCGCAGAAAATCATCGACATGATGCCAAAAGAGCCGTCCGGCATCTTCCACTTCTCGGTCCCGATTGACTCCAGCCCATACGAAGGACTTCGCAGCGATAAAGCTGGCGAAGCCTACAACGATTTCATTTCGGCAGTTGCTTACGCCCAGGCGGAATACGACTGGGAACACCGTACCGGCTGCCCGTTTTAATTTTTGAGGGGATTAACAATGAGCACTGCACTTTCCACCATGGCCGGGAAACTGGCCGCACGACTCGGCATGGATGCCGGCACAGACCTGATGAATACACTGAAGAATACAGCGTTCAAAGGTGGCAACGTCACGGACGAGCAGTTTACAGCCCTGCTGATCGTCGCCAACCAGTACGGCCTGAACCCATGGACCAAAGAGATTTACGCATTCCCAGATAAAGGCGGGATTGTCCCGGTCGTTGGTGTTGATGGATGGGCTCGCATTATCAACGAACATCCTCAGTTCGATGGCATGGAATTCTCTTACGACAAAGAGGAAGGCGCGTGCACCTGCAAGATTTACCGCAAAGACCGTAAGCACCCGACTATCGTCACCGAGTACATGGGAGAGTGTAAGCGCAACACTCAGCCATGGCAGTCCCACCCTACGCGCATGCTTCGCCACAAGACGCTTATCCAGTGCGCGCGCCTGGCCTTTGGTTTCGCTGGCATCTTCGACCAGGACGAGGCGGAGCGAGTTATTGAAGGAACAACGGCAGAGGTTCATGCGGGCCATGAATCAGATAGCCGTCGCCCGGATCTGATCGCAAAAGGTGAGTCCGCCGCGCGCCTTGGAACCGTTAAGTATCAGGAGTTTTGGGTAGCGCTGAGCGCTGAAGAGAAGCAGGTGATCGGCGCAGTTGAGAAGCGACGCATGTATGACATGAGTCTTGCTGTCGACAACGCCGAACCTGTCAATGTCGCAGAGACGGAGGCTGAATGATGGAGCAACGCACCCCTGAATGGTTTGCTGCGCGCTGCGGCAAGGTCACAGCGAGTCGCCTGGCTGATGTCATGGCCCGGACTAAGTCGGGCTACTCCACCAGCCGCCAGAACTACATGGCCGAGCTGATTTGCCAACGGCTGACCGGGAAGCTGGAGGAAGGGTTTTCGAATGCCGCGATGATGCGCGGCACTGAACTTGAGCCAGTGGCGCGCGAAATGTACGCCCTGAATGAGTTCGATGCGGAAATCACTGAAGTTGGACTCATCGATCACCCATCCATACCCGGATTCGCAGCCAGCCCGGACGGACTTGTTAACGACGACGGGCTTATCGAAATCAAATGCCCCAACACCTGGACCCATCTTGAAACGCTGAAAACTGGCGAGCCAAAGCGCCAGTACATGCTGCAAATGCATGCGCAGATGATGTGCACCGGGCGGAAATGGTGTGATTTCGTTAGTTTCGATGATCGCCTGCCGCCCGACCTCGCCTATTTCAAGAAGCGCATTCATTTCGATGAAGGGCTGGCGCGCGAAATCGAGTCTGAGGTTAAGAGCTTTCTTGCAGATCTGGAATCGGAAATTCAGAAAATCACAGAGCGTGCAGCATGAAACGCACACCCTTCTACCGCAGGCCCGGGCGAACCGGGCAATTCTCCGGCCTCCGTGAACGCGTTATCTGGATGATTCAGACGCGCGGCCGCCCGGTCACTGGCAGCGAAATCGCCGAGAAGTTTGGCGTATCGCTCATTGAGTTTAACCGGGTCGCCAACGGCATCACCCGCGGCACCGGACAGATAGCGCAGATCGTTGAGTCGGAAAAATGGATCAACGAGGACGGCATCTGCGACCGGACATTCGACCTGGTTACGAAGCCAAAGGTCATTACGCCGCAGGGTAAATCTCGGCTGTTCACCCGGCGCGCCATAGAGCAGTCGCAGGAAGGCAGGCGGCAGGAGTGCATTGAACGTGCAGCACGCCGTCGCCGCCTGATTGCTCAGGGCCTCTATATCGACGAAATGGAGTCCATCCTATGACTCACGCTCACGACGACATCAGCGTAGGCACACTGTGCCTCCCCTTCATTGGTAACTGCTGGCTAATACCATGGGGTGAAGTGGTCAGCAATCCATTAAAGGCACAGCGGCTCGCTGAGGAATATCGGGAAAGGCAGGAGGCGGCTTGATACATTTCCATGGTGGACCAATTACGCCGGACACATGCGCGCTGAAGGCATGGAAAGGCAGACACGCTTTCATCTCGTTCGCTAACCCCGGCCAATTAGCCCTGGCCAGCGAAGTCACCCAGTCTTTCGCGCTGGATAACGGCGCATTCAGCTTCTGGACGAAAAAGCGCGTTGTTAACTGGAATGACTACTACGCGTTTGTAGGTCGCTGGATGAATCACCCTCGCTTCGCTTTTGCTGTCATTCCTGACGTGATCGGCGGCACCAGCGAAGAGAACGATGCGTTAATCGCCGAGTGGCCGCACGGCAGTATAGTCGGCGCGCCGGTGTATCACTTCAACGAGCCTGACGAGCGCTTCATTCGCCTGTGCCATGAATTCCCGCGGGTATGCATTGGTTCAATGGGCGAGTATGACGCTAAAAGACCAAAGGACTGCGCCGCAAAATTGCGCGACATGATTCGCCATGTTGTTGATGAGAATGGCTACCCGATTACCAAGTTGCACGGCCTCCGCATGCTGAATAAGGACCTCTTTATGCAGGTGCCATTATCGTCAGCTGACAGCACTAACGTTGCCAGGAATATCGGCATTAACAAGTCGTGGGATAAATCAGCCTACGCGCCGGCTAGCAAAGAAACACGCGCTGCGGTTCTGGTCGAACGCATTGAAGCCTTTAACTCTGCAAGTTCGCTGAATTACGACGCAGAACGCGATCGATTCACGCCACAACTTGCTTTCGAGGTGTAATCCATGACCGGAAAATACTCCCTTATTTACGCAGATCCTCCCTGGTCTTACGGCAACACAATCAGCAACGGCGCCGCCGCCGACCACTACTCCACTATGAAGCTCATCGACATCAAGCGCCTGCCAGTGTGGGAACTTGCCGCCGAAAACGCCGTGCTGGCGATGTGGTACACCGGAACGCATAACCAGGAAGCGATCGAACTGGCCGAGGCCTGGGGTTTTACCGTTCGCACGATGAAAGGCTTTACCTGGGTGAAGCTGAATCAGAACGCCGAACTGAGAATTAACAAGGCACTGGCCGAGGGTGAAGTCACCGACTTTTACGACTTCCTCGATCTGCTTAACGCCGAGACGCGCATGAACGGCGGCAACCACACCCGGGCCAATACCGAAGACCTGTTGATTGCCACCCGCGGGGCCGGGCTCGAGCGAAAGCATGCCGGGATTAAACAGGTGGTCTACAGCCCGCTCGGAGCGCACAGCGAAAAGCCGTGGGAAGTACGGCACAGGCTGGAGTTGCTTTACGGTGATGTGCCACGCATTGAGTTATTCAGTCGCAGCGCAGCGCCAGGCTGGAGTCACTGGGGAAACCAGTGCGCCACCGCTTCCGTTGAGCTGATCCCCGGCTGCGCCATCGACGTTGTGAAGACGGAGGCAGCATGACGCCAGCAAATGAAAACGCCATCCGCGCAGCCGTTCCTGGATGCCAGACGTGCGCGGAGTGCCAGAGCGTGAAAGAACTGAAGAATAAGCAGAGGGGGATCCAGTGAAAGAAACGATGACAAATCGCGAGCTAGTCGATGCCGCTATTGAGTTGGCTGGCGAGTTTTATGCGATGCAGGGTTATTCACATCGCCCCGGGTTTGAGTACTGGAAATCACCTCACCCACATGAACGACTGTGCTTTGAAATGGCGTGCCGCGCTTTTGACCTGATTCGCGGTTCAGACGTTATGGATGCTTTATCCGATCTGGAGGACGATGAATGAAGGACTACACTGCGCTAACCGACGAAGAAATCAATGAGTTGTAAAGCAACTCATCCTAACCGGATTTTACACCGACGATCCGCAGGAAGTTAGCCACCGCCAATACGTAAGTGATGGGTGGTGCTGGGGCCGAGGTACTGAAACCGGACTGCGCAACAAAGACGGCTCTGTTTTCGTTACTCACCAGAACGGACATCGCCTTGATTTTTGCAATGACGCCGATGTGGCATGGCAACTGATCGCCAAGCACAGAATCTCCATCGAGTTTGACGGTGACCACAGCACAGATCCACAAACTACTTGGTGCCATACGCGCAACCTGGACCGGACATGCGGTACTGATTACCAGAAGAATCCGCTGCGCGCTGCGATGATTACCTTCCTCTTAATGCAGGAGCTTCCCAATGTTCCAGCTAATTCAACGGGGTCAGATTTACGCTGACCTGCACGGTTGGCCTGTAATCATCCACAGCTGCACATCACAGATAGTCCGCTACTGGCGACAAGGCCGGATCAACACAGCTTCAATCGACCGATTCAACAATGACTTTGAGCACCTCGATCACCGTGAGGCGGCGCAGATACGCGCCGAATTGGAGACGAGCGAGCACATAAAATCGCTGCGCGCCCGGCGTGCGGCATGAGGAGAGAGCGTGAAACCTTACGAATCGAAGAAATCACAGTTCACCAGAAACCTGATCCGGCGGCGCCACGCTGAATGGTCAGAAAATACCTTCGGCAATGTCGGCCCCATCGGACCGCTGAAGCACCTTTTGAAAGAAGCGCTGGAAGCTGCAGCCGATCCCGGCGACCTCAGCGAGTGGGCTGATATGCAGTTCCTGCTATGGGACGCACAGCGGCGCGCCGGTATCACCGATGAGCAAATCACCGCAGCGCTGGAAGAAAAGCTAAAGGTGAATATGGCTCCCCCGTGGCCGGAGCCGAAAGACGGCGAGCCGCGCCTCCACATCAAACCATGACGCAACTGATAGCCAGTTATGAGCTGGCTATTGGGTGCGAAAGCACTGCCTCGAAAGCCCCACCATCCCTTGATGTTATTGCCGCCTACGGGCGGCTTCTTTTTGCCTGGAGAAAACCATGAGCGACATTATTCAGTTGGTACCGAATAAATGGGTCACAGAGGAACTTTTAACTGCGACAACCGGCATGTCAAAGCACATGATTCAGCATGCCCGCCGGTCTACCTGGATGGAGGGAAAGCATTATCGCCATGTTGCCCCTGATATGGAACCTAAGCAAAACAGCCCAATCATGTATAACCGCGATGAGATAAACCACTGGATCGAGCACCAAAGACCAGCGAAACGCCGGAGAATATCTGCTTAAATGTCCTTTGGCACATCAAACGAGGAATGATTATGGCAGCATACCCAACAGGCGTAGAGGTTCATGGCGAATCGTTACGCATATGGTTCATATATCAGGGGAAGCGTGTCAGGGAAAATCTCGGCGTTCCTGACACGCCAAAAAACAGGAAAATGGCAGGCGAACTTCGGGCTTCAGTCTGCTTTGCGATAAAGACAGGCACATTCAATTATGCCTCGCAATTCCCTGATTCATCGAACGCAGAGAAATTCAGCACTGTCAGAAAGCAAATCTCACTACTTGAACTGAAATCGAAATGGCTTGGGCTTAAAGAGATGGAGCTTAGCCTCGGGACGTTGAGGCGTTACGATTGCCACCTCACAACCACTATCGAAACAATTGGTGAGCACAGGTATATCGGCAGCCTGAACACTGAAGATATCCTTAGTGCCAGGAAGGAGCTACTGAACGGCTGGCAGAAGACCAGACATGGCCTAAATCATCCACCCAAAAAGGGAATGATGTCGCCCCCTGAAACACCAGACAGTAGCTGTATCTCCAGATAAGAGATAGGCTTGAATATATGTCTAACAC